CGATCATCCTGAAGGATGATCAGCTCAGCATTGATGGAGCGCTGGTCACCTCTGCCGACATCGGGTCGAGCAATGGTCTGATCCATGGTATCGACAAGGTCAACATGCCGACCAAGCAGTAACCGCCAGCGGGTGTCAACGGCGAGGGCTTCCCTCGCCGTTCTTCTGCGCCCTCATCTATTCAGAGTGGCGGCGCCTCGCGATAGGTGGCGGGGCCCGAACAAGACCTCTGTCTCTGACTGTCCAGGGGCAGCATGTCGCCGTGACCGATAACGGACATTTCTCATGCCGTTACCCGCGGCCGGCGTCGGTCTCAAGCTCAAGCTGGGTGGTGAAGCCGCCGACGCCAGTGATGTTGTGCGTGGCCTTGGCGATCAGCCACGCCGTGTCGTCGATCTCGCTCTTGAAGCCGCGCACGCGCAGCTTCTGTTCCGGGAATAGGTCAGCGCGCCCGAGCGCGAGCGTGAATTCCATCGTCGCGGCGCCGCGGCGCACGCGGTTCCACTCCGCTTTGGCGTGCTCTTTCGCTTCCGCCTCGCTGTTGTAGGTCTCGCGCAACCGCTTGGCGTTGCCGCTTTCGCCGACCAGCACGGACTTGCGATTCGCGCCGGGCTTGTTGTTCCAGTACGCACGCACGCCGCTGTAGGTTTCGCGATCGGCCAGCGCATAGCGGTGCCGATCGCCGCTGGCGCGCGTGATGAGCGCGCTGGGCAGCGGCGTACCGCCGGCGGTGGTGCCACTGCCAATCGGCATGAACACCAGGTTGCCGGCCTTCACCGTGGCGACCGCGTCGTACCGCTGCCCCAAGCGCGTGAGCAGATGCACGTCGCTCTCGCCGGTCTGGTCCAGGTGCGCAATCGCGATGCCGGCCAGCGCCGGCGCGATGCGTGCCTGCAGGCCGTGCTCGCCGGCGAGGTTGCGCACCACGTCGCCGAGCGTGACCTGGTGCCAGCTGCGTTCGCGCCGCGTGCGCATGGGGTGCGTCAGATCCGCGCTGCGAGCGCGCACGGTAATCACGTCCGGCGAACCGCTGTGCTCGACTTCGTCGACGCGGAACGTGCCCTTGTCGACCAGGCCCGCGTCGATCCAGCCGAGCGCCACCGACAGCTCCACGCCGCGCTTCGGCAGTGCCATGCGGCCGTCGTGGTCGTGGATCCGCAGGTCGAGCTGGTCGGCTTCGCCACCGCGCGACTCGGTGAGCGTCAGATCGAGCAGGCGCGGCCGCATGCGGTCGGCCAGATCTTTGCCGTCGAGCACCACCCGCCACGCGGGGATGGAGTAGGGCGCCGTTTCCGCGGTCATGCGTGCACGGCCTGCTCGTTGGCGTTCGCGCTTTCGTCGACGCGCAGCAGCGACAGCTGGAACTCAATGCGCCGCGCGGCGCCGTCTTCGAAGAACAGCGTCTTGGTGGCGGACAGCGAAGTGATCGCGAAGGCGCCGTAGACCACACCGGTGCCGTCGACGAGCGACAGCGGCCGTCCTTCGTTCGCCAGGTCGCGCAGCAGATCCAGCGATGCGGTGTTGCCGGTCAGCGGCGGCGCGACGATGCCGCTCAACTCGATGGTTTCGTCGCCCGGGCCGATGTACTGGTGCGCGGCACGCGCGCCGACGCGCTCGCTGCTGGCGTGGCGCCATGACATCGCGTGTTGCAGCTGCTGGTACGCCAGCTCGGGGAGGGAAAACACGAAGGTGCCCAGGGCCATCATCATCGCGGCGTTCCTCAGTCCTCGTAGTCGCCCAGGCGCGAGCGCTTGCGCGCGGCGTCCTGGCGATCGCGTTCGTCGAGCTGGCGGCGCACTTCGGCGCCGATCGCCTGCGCGTCCATGCCAGCGGCGTGGATGTGCATTTCGTAGTGGCGCACGTCGGCGTTTGCCGCTGCGGGCGAGCTGCGCGTGATCGGCGGCCGGGAGTCGAGCGCGATCGCCGGCGACGCAGCCGCGGCTATCGCGAGGCCCGCGCCCGCCTGGCGCATGCGCTGGCCGAGCGCGTCGATCTGGCGCAGCGGTGCGCTCTGGCCGCGCTGCAGGCCGCCGGCGAGGCCTTGCATGGTGTAGCCGCCCAGCTGCGCGAACACGCGCGACGGGCTGTGAATGCCGAGCTTGCCCTTGAACCAATCGACCACCCTGCCGGCAATGCCGGTGATGGTGTCGTCCACGGCCTTCAGGCCGCCCAGCAGGCCGCGCACGAGCCCTTGCATGAGCTGGCCACCGATTGCCTGGAAGCGCGTCCACAGGCCACCCAGGAAGCCGAGCACGGCGCTCCAATGCGTGATGAGCAGGCCGAGCGGGGACCAGGCGAACACGCCTTTCAGGAACTTCCACAGCGTGCCGGCTTTCGCCTTGAGCCAGTCCCACGCCTGGCCGACTGATGCGCTGACGCTTTCCCAGATGCCGCTCAGCATCGGGCCGATCGTTCCCCAGTTCTTCCAGATCAGGTACGCGACGCCGGCGAGCAGCATCAGCACGATGCCGATCGGGTTCGCGGTGATCGCCATGCCGACCATGCGGATGGCGCCGGCCACCAGCGGCAGAACGCGACCGCCCAGGCCGAGCAGCAGCTTCGCCATGCCGCCGAACAGCGGGCCGGCGGTGGTGAGTGCCATCTGCAGGCCCGCGAAGGGCATCAGGATCGCGCCCACGGCCAATGCGAGCGCGCCGGCGGCGATCATCAGGCCGGTGAGCACGGCGGCCACCTTGAACAGCGTGCCGGCCAGGCGCGGGTTCTCCTTCGCCCACAGCTGGAAGCGTTCGGCCGCGGTGGTGATCAGGCCGATCAGCTTGCGGATGTCCGGTGCGGCCGCTTCGGCGACCGTGGCCAGCCCGTTGACGAGCGTGCCGGACGCGGCGTCCCACAGGTTGCGCAACGTGCCCAGCTGCGAATTGACGCGCTGCTGCAGGCTCGCCTGGTTGGCGAGCTTGGTCTGCACTTCGGCGTAGCCGCCGGCGCCCTTGGAGATCAGCAGCGACACCGCCTGCAGCGTTTCGGCGTCGTCGCCGAACAGCTTCTTGATGACCGCGAGCCGATCGGCGGTGTTAAGGCGTTCGAGCTTCTGCAGCTGCGCGAACATCTGATCGAGGCCGCCGAACTCGCCCTTGCCGTTGGAGAAATCGAGCGCGATGCCGGTGTTCTTGATCAGGTCGTTGGCCTTGGCCAGCTTGGTCTCGTCCAGCGAAGCCTGGAACACCTTGCGGAACGCGTTGCCCGCCGCTTCGCCCTTCATGCCCGCCTGATCGGCCATCACCAGCAGCGGCGCGAACATGCGCGCGGCATCGATGCCGGAGCGCTTGAGCACGTCCATGGAGGAGGTGAGCTTGCTGAAGCCCTGCAGCATGTTGTCGGCGTCGACGCCGAGGTAGAACGTGCGCTGGATGACATCGCTCAGCGCCATCATGTCGCGCTCGCTGGTGCGCGTGGCGTCCTGCAGCTTCGCGGCGAACTCCGCCGCCTCGCTGTAGCCCATCTTGAGCTGCACGCCGAGGTAGCCGGTGGCTTCGCCCAGGCCGCCGAGGATGACCTTCGCCGACATGCCCTGGCGGCGCAACATCGTCATCATTTCGTAGAAGTCGGCGGTGGTGCCGGGCAGGCGATTGCCCAGGCGCTGCGCGAGCGCGTCGATCTGCGCGAACTCGGCGGCGACTTGCCCATTGGCACCCATCATCGACGCGCGCAGCTGCGTGGCGGCGTCTTCCTGCGCGGCGAACGCGGCGACCGGCGCGCCGATCCCGCGCGCGGCGATCGTGCCCGCGGCGATCGCGCCGGCGCCGTGCCCGGCCAGCGTCATGCCGGCCGAGTGCATGCGCTGCATGCGCTGCTGCGCGCCGGCGAGGCGCCCCAGACGGCGGCGCTGCTCCTCAATCGCGGTGTTGGCCTTGCCGATGTCGGCCTGCAGCGTGCGCTCGTGCACCGCCAGCCGGTGCGTGTCGATGCCGGCCGCTTCCAGCGCCTTGCGCGCGCGTCCCAGCTCCAGGCGCTGCTGCACCTCCGCATTGCGCAGCTTGCCGAACACGTCGGCCTGCTTGCGCAGCGCGGCGGTCTGCTCTGCGGTGGGCGCTTCGGCGGTGTTGACCGCATCGGACAGGCGGCGCAGCTCGCGTTCGGCGAGCTGCAGCTGCTGGCGCGTGCTGCCGAGCTGGGTTTCGAGCTTGCGAAAACCGGTGATGTCGCGCTGCGCGCTTTCCAGGCGCTTCAGCTCGCCCTGCGTGGCGCGCAGGGCCTTCGACGTCGCGGTGCTCCCGCCCATGATGCGCTTGAGCGGACCGGACGCGCGGTCGATCGCGGCGAGCAGCACCTGCAGGCGCAGCGTTTTGGCGGCCATGTCAGCGCTCCCCCTTGCAGGGCGCGCCGACTTGGTCAGCGATGGCGACGGCAGCGCGCCCCGAGGAATCCCCCGAGCATCAGGGAGCTGCCAATAAGCACCAGCGCGAACCCCACGACGCCTGACACCATCAGAACGCTGATGACGAAATTCTGCATTCGCGAACGTTACCACGTCAGTCGGCTCCGCTTCGTTCTAGGGCGCGCTCGCGCCATTCCATCAGTTCGGTGAGGGACATTTCGAACATCGCCGCCGGTGGCCAGTGAAAGACGGCGGCGATGTCCGCCATGGCGTCTTCTACGCGGCGGGGAAAAGGGCAGCCCGATCCGCCTTCGTCATGAAAAAACCGACCACCTCGCCGGCGAACGCCGCCAAGTCGACCAGGTCGAGCTGGCTCACTTCGTGCGCGGTGAGCGTCGGATTGGTGATGCGCGGCAGCACGACGTGCAGCGCGGCCACGTCGGACTTGATCAGATCCGCGATCGACACCCCACGCAGCTCACCGGCGGCGGGCTTGCGCAGGGTGACGCGCTCGATCTCCTGATCGCCGCGGATGATCGGCGTCTCCAGCGTGATGCTAGCGGTGGTTGGCGATTGCGGCTTAGCGGCCTCGATGGCTGCGGTGTCGGTCTTCGACATGGGTCTCTCTCTCACAGGAAGGAAAAAGCGGCCCGGCCTTCCGACCGGGCCTGGGATCACACGCCGATGGCGCGTCGCTGTTCGGCCAGGCGATCGACGCCGCCGATGATCTCGATCATGTTGACGAAGTCGATTTCGGCCTCGACCACGCCGTTGATCGTCAGCTTGTAGTAGCTGCAGGCGCTCTTCACCGTGAACTCGGTGTCGTCGCCGGCCTTCGCCGAACCGGCCGCGATTTCCGCATGACGGCCGCGCACGACGATCTCGATTGCGTCGACCAGGCCCGTGTCGTCGCGCTGGTACGCGCCGGCGAAACGCAGCTGCACGGCGTCGTGACGGATCGCGCCGAACTGTCGGAAGATCGAGCGCATGAAGCCGCCGTACTTGTGCTCCAGCTCGATTTTTTCCATGCCGAAGTCGTGATCGACTTCGCCGCTCATGCCACCGCCGCGGTAACCCTCCATCTTGCGGGTGAGCGTGGGCAGCGTGACTTCGACGACCTGGCCGAGAAAGCTCTCGCCGTCGTCGAACAGGTTGAAGTTCTTGAGTTTGCGGGGCAGTGCCATGGACGTCGTCTCCGGGATTCAGGCAGGGAAGGGCGATCAGCCGGTGACGCCGGCGGCGAAGTCGGCGAGATAGCGATCGGTAATGCGCTGGTTCAACGTCAGGTTTTCCAGCGGCGGCACCGGCGTGTAGTCGTAGTCGATGTGCAGCTCGCCGGCGGCCAGCGTGGCGGTGGTGTTCACCGTTTCGTCGTACCAGCAGTTCGCGTCGATGACGTAGCCGCTGGCCTTCAGCTCGCGGAACTTCGCGTTGATCGACTCGATGATGTCCTTCACCAGCGATCGGCTCATCGGCTTGTCGATCGCCCACAGCAGACCCTCGGCGATGGTGTCGGCGAGCACCTGCGCGGTGCGCGTGGCCGATTCGAAGGCGAACAACGGATCGTCGCTGCAGGTGCGCGAGCCCCAGAAGCGGTAGCCGTTGGCGTTGACCAGCGTGGTCACGTCGCCGGCATTGAGGAACCCCGCGTCAGTCGTCGGATCCTGCAGATCCCAGTGCACGTCGCGCGAGATCCCGGTGACACCGGCGACGGCGACGTTGGACAGCGTCTTGTGCCAGCCCTGCTCCTGGTCGATCTTCGCGCGCAGGCCCGCTGCGCGGGCGGTGGCGAACGCCGGCGCGCTCGCGCTGGCGGTGGTGTCCCAGCTGATGAAATCCGGCCAGATCACCATCAGCTCGCGCGCGTCGAAGTTGTCGCGATACAGGACCGCGGCTTCCTTGTCGGCGCTGGCGGCGGCGCTGATGTAGGCCATGGCGCGCAGCTTCTTCGCGACGATCGCGAGCGCAGCGGCGACGGGCTGCGTGTCCACGCCCGGGCAGGCGAGGATGCGCGGCTTCACGCCCAGCTGGCTCTGCGCGGCGAGCAGCGCCTGCATGCCGGTGTAGGTCGCGCCGGTGGTCGCGCCGATGACGTTGGTGGTGGTCGACGCGTCATCGGCGCCGGTTTCAACGCGCACCACGACGGTGAACGGATCGGCCTGGTCGGCGATCGCCTGCAGCGTCGCGCGCAGCGTGCCGTTGGTGCCGGCCTTCGCGATCGCGGCGCGCAGGTCGGTCAGCAGCACCGGCTTGTTGAGCGGGAAGGCGACGGCGTCGGCGTCGTTAGACGTGCAGACCACGCCGACCACAGCCGTCGACACGGTGCGGAGCGGGCGCGAGCCCTGGTTGACTTCGATGACGCGTATGCCGTGGTGGTATTCGGTGGGCATGGTGAGGCTCCTCGGATCAGATGAAACGGCTGCGCAGCGGGATGGTCAGGCGGGTGTACTCGTTGGTCGGCGCCACGTCGGTGCGGCGGCCTTCGAGATCGAGCGTGAACGTGCCGGGTTCGTTGCCGGGCACCAGATCGATGCGGGTGAGGCGAATGCGCGGTTCCCAGCGCATCAGCGCGGTCGCGGTCGTGCCGAACAGCTTCATGCGCGTTGCACCGTTGAACGGCTGGTCGATCAGCTCGGGAATCAGCGAGCCGTAATCGCGGCGCATGACACGCGTGCCGATCGGCGTGGAGAGGATGTCGGCGATCGACTGGCGCAGGTGCTCGACGCCTTCGATCGCGCGTCCCGTGGCCGCGTTCATGCCCCTCACTGCGGCGGCCCCGACACCGCACCGCCGGCCATCACGCCCAGGTGCTTGTGATCCTTGAGGCTCTTGCCGGCGCCGACCACGTCGGTTTGCGCGGTGAGCGTTTGGCTGACGCCGGCGTCGCCGTTGGTTTGCGTGTTGCCGTTGAAGGTGCTCTCGCCGTTGACGGTGAGCGGCCCGTTGATGGTCACGCCGCCGTCGGCGGTCACTTCCACCGTGCCACCGCCCGGCAATGTCGCGGTGAGCGCGTGCGCGGCATCGTCGTACTGGATCAGCGCGCCGTCGCGGTATCGCACCAGGTGCGTGCTGGCTTCGCCGGCGGGGGCCGGAAACGCGTCGGAATAGACGCCGCGCAGGAACACCGCGCCGTGCGTGTCGCCGCCTGGGCAGAGCAGCACGCCCTGTTCGCCGACGACCGGTGCCGACCACTCGATGGTGTCGCCGGCGCGCGGTACGAACCACGGTACGAAGTCGGTCTTTACCTCGCCGGTGTCGATGCGGCAACGCGCGGCGGCGAGATCCACCTCGGCGACGGTGCCGAGGCGGATCGAGTTGCCAAGCTGGCGTTGAAGTTCGGCGACGGCGTGCATAGCGCCATCGTCGCGGCCATCTCGCGCGCGCGCATCGCGCTTGGCGTGTTGTGCGCTGGATTACACGACGGGATCAGACCCAGCCGGACGCACTGGATCGCATGGAGAACACACCCGTCCGAACGGTGACGCCATTGCGGATCAGCGATGCTTTCACCGTGCAGCTGCGTTCCTGAAAATTCGCGCTCGCCGACGTGACGGATGCGGCGATAGAGCACGTGCGCTGCTGAGTGAGCGAGTAGCGGCCCAAACCGTTTGGCGCGGTGCCGGATAGCAGTTCGAAGAGGATATCGTACTCGCCGGCGCCGGCGCCCGGGTCAATCCACGTGCCGGCGCGCTCCTGAACGTTGGCGCTGTTGCCGCCGCCTGCGGCCAACTCGCGACCCTGCCAAGAGCCGTCGGCCTCGAAGTAGACGATGCACGTTGCCGACGTGGTGCCGCTGGAGTTCGTCTTCGCGGAGTTGCCCGACACCAGGCTCATGCCATCGAGGCCGAGCTTGTAGACCGCCGTGCCTTTGGCCGCCCAGAAGTTCGACACGTCGACGCCGTCCTGCCGGTACCCCACGTCGGCGCGCTTCTGCCCGTACTTCAGCGCGGCATAGCGCAGTGGCACGCCGCCGCCGCGCAGGTTTGTCACGGAGGGTCCATCGCCGATCACGTCCCAGTCGAACAGATCGTCGAAGTCGATGCCGCCGCTGCGGATGCCGCGGGCCATGTTAGCGGGCCGCCTTCAGCGCGGTGATCTCCGCACGCAGCTCGTCGACGATGTCGGCCAACTGCGCGATCGCGCGATACGCCGGCGGCATCACCTGGTCGAGCTTGATCGTGGGCACGTCCTCGCCGTTGAATTCAACGCCGTGCGGGTTCACTACCTCGGGCATGATCTCCATGAATTGCTCTGCATCGAAGAACAGCCGCTGGCGGCCGTCATCGACGTACTCAGGCTTGTAGCGGCCGATCAGCGTGGCGATTCGCCGCACCTCGGCGAGGCCGTACGGCATCGGGCCGTCCACGTTCTTCAGCTTGCGCGAGGAGCCGAAGTCGAATCCGCCACCGGTCAGCAGCGCGCCACCGGGCATGATGTAACGGCCACCGTCCCAGTGCAGGTAACGATCACCGGTGAAGAAGATGACGCCCGTGCCGTTGCCGCGCGTGGCGGTAACGTCCTGAAAAGCAACAGCGGCGCCCAAGGTCGCCTTGGTGTTGGGGTTGAAGTTGCCCGACGTCCACACGTTGTTGCCGTTGATCGAAAGCGACTTGCTGGCCTTGTCGAAGGCGAAGCCTTGACCTTTCGATCCGGAGTAGATGCCGAAGCTGCCGCTGTTGGAGTACACGTACCAATCGTCGACTCCGAAGGCGATGTTGCATTCGCCGCCGTTGCCAGCGCCGACTTTCACACCGGTGCCGGTGAACTGCGGGTTATTCAGGGGCGCCTTGCTGTTCGGATCGAAGTTGCCCGTATGCCACAGCGCCCGGCCGTTCCACTCGGCGTTACCGTTCGGCGGCAGCGCGAGCGTGGTGGCGATGTCGTTGCCCGCGTCGTTGTGGCGGATGAGGCGGATGGTGTCGGTGGCGCGGTCCCACTGCAGTGCGCCGCGCAGGCGTCCCGCTTCATCGCGCAGCCAGTACGTGGAGTTGGTTTCTGCCAAGGCGCTGATGCCGATGTTGCCGGACATGGCGTTGAGGACGCCCTGGAACGTCGCCGAGCCGGTGAACTGCGGGTTGTTGATGCGTGCCTTCGCATCGAGCAGCTGCTGCAGGTTGGTGATCTGCGACACCGGCAGCGCGGGGATGCGCGCGGTGTCGAACGTGCCCGACGTGATGTCGGCCGCGGCGTGCGTGTGCGAGCTGGGCGGGAACGTCGTCGGGCGATCAGTCACTTCCAGCCAGCTCGGCCACCGCGTGGCCGACGCGGGCGGATTGAGGATGTCCGACCACTGATGCGCGTGGGCGGTGGGCGTGAACATCGCGGGCTTGCCGGTGAGGTTCGCCCAATCGCGATACCAGCTGCCCTCCTGGCCATCGAGCTTGTCCGCGTCCAGGCCTTTGCCGTGGCCTTCGTCGCGCAGCGCAGCGGCGCCCAGGCCGATCGCGGCGCGAATGGCCGCCGCGGTCGCCAAGGCCAGCAAGCCCTTCACGAAGCCGCTGGGCGCGCCCTCGCCGAAGCGGCCGTCCAGCGCTGCTTTCATGCCAGCCGGCGTCACGGCGCGCGTGGGGTCGGCGCCGGCGATCGACTCGGCGGTGTCGGCCAGTTCGACAACGCCGGCCACGGTGGTGGTCGCGGGTGGATTCAGCCACTCGGCGCTGCCGAAGCTGATGTTGGTCGCGTTGATCTGGGTGAAGCGCACGTCCGACTGCAGGAGCAGCATCGCCGCGGATGCTTTTTGCATGATGTAGTCGGGCGTTTCGCCGGCGTGGCTGTAGACAGCGAACAACGTGCCGTCGCCCAGGTACAGGCCGAACCCGCGCAGCGTGTAGCTGTCGGTGCTGTCGTCGCGGATCGTGATGTGGATCGTGTCGTTCGCCACCGCGGCGCCACCAAACGTGGTCAGGCGCTTCAGCTCGCTCGGCAGCGTCGTCGCGCCTGGTGCGCTGAACACCTGGTCGGTGAGGCCGACGTGCGAGATCAGCACCGGCGCCGTGCCGGTGTTCTCGGCGTTAATGATCGCGGCGATGCCCGCCGGCGTGACGTGTAGCTGCAATGCGCTCATGGAGTTTCCTGTGGTTCGACGGCCTGCAGCTGCAGGCGACGGCAGACAGCAACGCGGCCGCCCGCGACGACACCGACGCCGGCGGCGGCCTGCAGGCCTTGGGTGAACGAGAAGTGCGATCGGACGGGCTTCGTGCGCGAGACTTCGCCGATCACGTCGTCGACGAACTGCGCCGTCGCGGTTTCGCCGCCTTCGCCCGCGAGCGTGAGCAGCATTTCGAACGTGTGCGGCTCGCCGGGCGGATCCAGCTGCCACCACTCGCGCAGCTGCACCGAGCCACCGAACGCAGCCACGACCGCACGCACGCTCGCCGCGGTGCCCTTGCTGCGTTGGATCGCGATGGCGGCGCGCAGGCGCGCCCGCTTGATGTGCTCGGGCCAGTACGGCTTCCAGGCGTCGATCGACAACGCCCAGGCCAGCCACGGCAGTAGTTCCGCGGGGCAGGTGTCCGGGTTCCACAGATCACGCAGCGGCGTGGGCACGTCGCCCAGACGCGCAGTCGCGCCTTCGAATGCGCGCTCCAGCGGCGACGCGTTCGGCGGCAGCAGGCTACTCATCGACGCCGCCGGCGATGATGTTGATGCCGGTGCACCAGGACGCCTGCGTGCGATCGATCACCAAGCCTTCGGCCGGCGACGCGATCTCCACGCGCTGCACGCCTTCGGAGTGCAGCACGGAATAGATGCCCGACAGCGGAACGTCTCGGCCAAGGCGGTGCGAATCGGTGATGTAGCGCTCCAGGCGCTTCTGGGATTCGGCCAGCACCAGCGCCGCATCCGGCCCCGCGTACGTGTAGACCGTCGCTTCGACCGCGTAAGGCACGATGGTGGCGGCGCGCACGGTCACGTGGTCGGTGAGCGGACGCACGGCGTCGTCGGCGAGCTTGGCGGCGACCGCGTCGACCAACGCCAGGCTGGGCGTGCCGTCGCCGGCGCGGGCGAGCACGGTCACGACGACTTCGCCGGGCGACGGACTGGTCGCGGATGCGTCGAGCACGCCGGAATCGGCGCTGAGCGCGTGGAACACGTACGCGCCCTCCGGGCCGGCCACGCTGAAGCCTTCCGGCGCGAGCTGGATGCGGCGGCGGAATTCCGCGTCGCTTTCCATGGTGGGCGGAATGCTTTGTTCGGGCACGCCGGGCGCGAGCTGCAGACGCGCCACGCCGAGCAGCGCACCGAGCTGGTCAAGATCCGATCCGACCGCGTACGCGAGCATCACGGCGCGTGCCGCTTCGTTGCAGCGCTGGCGCAGGTTCATCTCGCGGTAGGCGGCGACCTGCAGGCCTTTGAACAGCGGATCCGATTCGGTGAGCGCGTCGATCTCGGGCGCGAGCTCGCGCAGCTTCGCGACCATCTGGGCATAGATGACTTCGAAGTCGAGCTGTTCGACGACGGCAGGCGCGGGCAACCGCGAAAGGTCAACGGCGGTGAAGGACATGACGACACCAAGCGCACAGGTGCAATCAAGATTTCAATGCTCGCCGTTGGCAGCAACGACTCCGCAATGTAGAGCTCGCTTCTACGGACCTGACGAAAGTGAAGCCGTGTAATCGCGGGGTGAAGCTAGCGTGACTTGTTCGACTGCAATTTGCCTCCCGGCAGCTTGTAGCGCAATCTCAGGTCGCTCCCTTGGCGCATTGCTCGCATGGAACAACACTCATGAAGCTTCTGCTAGTGGAAGACAATCACGACCTGGCCGAGGTTCTGAGTGAGGCGCTGAAGTTGGAGAAGTACGATGTCGTCCACGCCGCTACTCTCAAAAGCGCGTTCTTAGCGCTCGACGATGGGTATCGACCGGACGGCGCAATGCTCGATGTCAATGTGGATGGGCGCACCGTCTTCGACGTTGCGGACCATCTGGATGCCGCCGGGATCCCATTCTTTTTTGCCAGCGCCGCCCGCCGCGAGGAGATCCCATACCGTTTTGCCGCGCGCCAGTTGCTGGGCAAGCCATACACGTTGGAGGGCCTATGCGACGCGCTGCGGCACATACTGCGAGGGATAATTAGCGAACGTCCGCAACATGACGGACGTGCCGGAACATCAAGTTAGGTGTTCGAGCAGTAGCTCGCGGATCGTCTGTCGATCTGCGTCGGTGAAGCCCAGCAGTTCACGGCGCTCATATCGCACGGTGGGCCCGTCGGCGGTGACGCGATCGCTGAGGCCTTCCTGGTGCACGCATGCGATGCGCGCGACGCGGCCCAGAAAGCCGACCGCAACCTCCTGCTCGTTGGCTTGCACCTTGAAGTGCTTGGCCTTCGTGAGCCCTTGGAACATGCGATCGGCGCGGCGCTTGATCTGTCCCGACTGGGCTCGTTTGCGCGGGGCGTAGGCGCTCCCGTCGGGGTTGCGCTGCTCGCGGATGCGTTGCACCTGGCTGCGGCGCAGCGCGGTGCCGACCAGGCGCGCCAGGCGTTTGCGCGCGGCCGGCTGCAGCTTCGCCAGCAAGGGCCCGGCCCATCCTTCTAGCTGCTGCAAATCGTCCATGCGTCAGCCTGCCGGCGAATCCCAGCCGCCGATCCAGTCGCCTTTGAGGTAAACGTCCCAGCGCCCCGCCGGGAACGGCGCTTCCAGCTCGGGTTCCAGGTAGTGCTCTACGTCGTAACCGCCGCCGGCGCGCGGATGCACGCCGACGCTTTCGGTCAGCGGCAGCTTGATCTCCAAATCGACCTTGTCGTTGGCCAGCAACTCGGCGTCGAACGCGATGCCGGCGCGGCGTTCCGGGTTCGCCAGCAGTTCGGGCTGGTGCCGCACCAGCCATGCGAGCAGCGGCACCATCACCGCATCCGGGTGGCCGGCGAAGTCGGTCACGATCAGGCTCAGCGTGTAGCGGTATTCGAACGACAGCGGCTTCGCGAACGTCGCCGCCAGCGTGCCGCCTTTGATGAACACCAGCAGCCGATCGGGATCGCGTGCCAGCTCGGGCAGCGCCGCCGTCAGATGCTCGCGCAGGCTTTGCGGCTTAATCATGGCTTCCTCGCGTGGATGCGCAGGCCGGCGCGCGCACTCGGCGGTGCACGCGCGGCGGCGCATCGGGCTCGCCGCGCACGAGGCACACGCCGAACGCCAGGCCGACCAGGAAGCCCACGATCAGGGCTGCGAGCACCGGGCTCACGGCTGGCCTCCGGCAAGGTGCCAATCCAGCGCTGCAGCCCGATCACCTGCTCGCGGATGGCGTGGCAGGTGGTGTAGTTGTCGGCGACGGTTTCGGCGACGGCAGAGAGCGTAGCGCCGGCGGCGGGCGCATCAGGATCTCCGGCGGCGGGTGCCGGGGCGATGTTGGCGGCAGCGGCGTCGTGGATGCGCACGAAGCCAGCAGGAATAGTGCAAGCGGCGTCAGCCTGCGCAGTGACATAGACCGGGATCTCCTTGGTGATGGTTTTGCCGGCGACGTAGACCGTCTGCACGCGGTCGACGTACTCGGTCACGGTGATGACGGTGCCGCGCGCCGCGTCGCGCTCCTCGCGCGCGGTGTCGCGTTCACTCGTGATGGCGCGCAGCTGCTGGCGCACCTGTTCGGTTTCCGCCTTCGCGGCGCCGATGCGCTGCTGCTGGAAGGCCGCGCCGAAACCGATCGCGGCGAGCGCCAGCAGGATGAGCAGCAGGACGATCGAACGCGCGGACATCAGCGAGCCCCCAGCACGGACAGCGCGTGACGCGTGCGCGCGATACGCTCGCTCAGGCCTTCGGGCGTGCGCTTCGTGGTCGCCGAGCCCAGATTGATCTTGCGGCTCACCATGAGCACGTCGCCCAGGTCGGCGATCGCGTTCAGGCCGTTGTCCTTCCAGTACGCCGCGGCCGCAAGCGCGCCGATGTCGACGTCGAGCAGCAGATCCGGCTGCTCTTCCAGCGGGGCGCCGATCATTTCGCCGGCGCGTCGGTAGTTGTTGCGGAACGTGGTTTGGATCGGGCCGCGGCCGCGATAGCGCCAGCCGTCGCCGCTGGCCACGTCGCCGTTGCCGTTGCGGTTCGCGTACACGAAGTTCGCCAGCGCCTCGGGCTGGCCGAGGTAGCGCTTGGCGTTCGCCATCTCTTCGGGATCGATGCGGCGGTTCTTGTCGAGGTCGAACTTACGGAACACCGCCACCACGCGCGTGGGCGTGGTGTAACGCAGGTTCTCTTCGGTGCGCGACAGGCTCAGGCTCTCGTGCCCGAGCTGGCCGAGGAAGTGCGCCACGCGCCGCGGCGTGGTGATGCCGAAGCGTTGCATGGCCGTGGTCAGGGCAGGGCGCCAACGCTTCGCTCGTGCGGCCGGGCAGCGCATCACCTGCGCCAGCTGATCGTCGTTGATCATCAATCGACCCTCAGAATGCGCGCCACGTTGCCGCGAGCGCGGTAGGTGAGCACCGCGAGCACGGCGAGTACGCCGAGCTGCCAGGGGCTGGTGTGCGCGGCTGCGCCGACCAGGAGGATGTGCAAGGCTTGGCCACCGGTGCAGACGATCAGCAGCCAGGCGCACAGGCCGACGCCGACGCGGTGCGTGGTGTCGGGACCGCGTCGGTAGGACAGGAGGCGGACGCAAATCGCGATGCACGCGATCAGGGTCAGCGTGGTGACGGCGCTATGCACTCGGCGGCCCTCCGCGGCGCAGCCAGCTGAAGTCGAAGTTGCGGCTCTTCTCGATCGCCGCGAGCGTGATCGTGATGCCCACCGCGGATGCGCCGAATGCGGCCACGCCGGTGGAGAGCAGGGGCAGGCTGCGTGCGATGTCGGGCGCGGCGAGGTAGCCGGCGACGATGCTGATCAGCAGGTACACCAGGCGCTGCCAGATCGGCAGCGACTTAGCCGACACCACGAACAACGTGGCGCCCGCGAACGCGCCGATCAGCGCGTTGCCGTCCACGCCAGGCAGCAGCGCCGCCAGGCCGACGCCGGCGGCGAGCGGTGCACCGGAAAGAGAAGTCGGTTCGGCCATTGCGTCAGTCCCAGAGCTGGACCAGCGGCCGTTCGGGGGCCGTGGCGGTGGTGGTGATTTCGGGAAGCTCGACGGCGGTGCCGTGCGGCAACACCGGGCCGTGTGCGCACAGGCCCGCGTTCAACTCCAGCGCCTGTTCGACCAGGCCCGCGGTACGGCCCAGGTGGCGCCACACTAGCGCGTCGAGCGTGTCGCCCTGGTGCGCGTAGACCCGCATCAGATCAGCTCCACCGTCATGCGCGGGGTGCCGAGAAAGTCGCGGATGGCCCAGCGCACGTCGCGGCGCAGTTCGTCGATGCTCG